AAAAGAGGCTAAAAGATCAATACTTGAGAATACTATTACCCTTTTAGATGGTAGTGCAGGAAGTGGGAAAACATTATTAGCGTGTAATGTTGCATTAGATGGATTATTTAGAAAACAATATAGTAAAATAATAATTACTAGACCTACGGTATCAAAAGAAGAAATAGGTTTCCTACCAGGTGATTTAAGAGAAAAAATGGATCCTTGGGTTCAACCAATTTATCAAAATTTCTTTGCATTATATGATAAAGTAAAAGTTGAAAAAATGATTGAAGATGGTAAAATAGAAATTGTACCTGTATCATTTATGAGAGGTAGAACATTTTTAGATTCTTTAATTATAGTAGATGAGGCACAAAATGTAACTCATGAACAAATGGAGATGATTACATCTCGTATTGGTTTAAGAAGTAAGATGGTAGTATGTGGTGATGCACAACAAACAGATTTAAAGAAAAAATCGGATTCTGGTTTTAAATTCTTATATGCTGCGGCAAGAAAAATTAAAAATTTAGAAGCAATTACTTTAACTACTAACCACAGAAATGAAATAGTTGAAGATTTATTAGAATATTACCAAGAAGCAATTGATAAAGGTATATCAATTACAACATCAGGTTCTTATATTTATAATAATAAAAAATAATTTAATATTTATAACAAAATAAATTATGGCAAATATACCTATCTGGCCCGGCAGTAGTTCATTTAGCCCAGGAGATACTCCTTTTGGGTTTTACGATGCAGATAATGATTTTCAAACAGATGCCGATAAAGTATCAATATTTTGTTCTAGAAGGCTAGGATATCCTTTAGTTGATGTAGAATTACAAGATATAAGTTTTTATGCTGCTTTTGAAGAAGCAACTACTGCTTATGGTAATGAATTATATTCATATTTAATTAGAGATAATCAATTATCACTTGAGGGGTTAACCACCTCTTCAAATTTAAATACAGAATTAATAGCACCTAATTTTGAACCTATTGTTAGATTAACAGAGATGTATGGTGCTGAAGCAGGAACAGGAGGAAATGTTCCTTATTATAGTGCTTCTATAGATACAATTGCCTACCAACAAGATTATGATTTAAATAAAAACCTTACAACGGGTACATTAGGTATAGAAATTAAAAGAGTATTCTATGAAGCATCACCTGCGTCAGTTAAATTTTACGATCCTTATGTAGGAACAGGAATGGGTCAAATGAATATGATGGAAGGTTTTGGATTTGGAGGAATGAGTCCCGCTATTAATTTTTTAATGATGCCCCTTAATTATGATTTAGCTATAATCCAGCAAATTGAAATGAATGAAACTGTTCGTAGATCTAATTTTAGTTTTGAAATATATAATAATAAATTAAGAATATTCCCTATCCCTCAATCAGGGAGTGGTAAAATTTGGTATGAATATATTAAAAGAAATGATAGAGTTGATTCTTCAAAAGTAGTAGGTGGAGATGTAATTACTAATGTATCAAATACTCCATATACTAACCCAACATACTCTAGTATTAATAGTGTAGGGCGTCAATGGATATTTGAATATACTTTAGCGCTATCAAAAGAAGTATTAGGTTACGTAAGAGGAAAATATGGAACTATTCCTATACCTGATGCCCAAATAACACTAAACCAATCAGACTTAATAGCGGCGGCAACATCTGAAAAAACAGCATTAATTGAAAGGTTAAGATCTTATTTAGATGAAACATCACGTAAGGCATTATTAGAAAGAAGAGCACAAGAAGCAGAATTTAAACAAACGGAATTAAAACAAGTTCCGTATACAATTTATATAGGATAATATGGCAATGTTTGGTAGACAAAGAGATGTTAGTTTAATACGACATCTGAACCGTGAATTAATGGGTAATATTATTACCCAACAAGCGGCTATTTACAAATATAAACTAGAAGAAACCGTTACTAATATATATGGTGAGGCTGCTGGAGAAAAATTTTACAATGGTCCTTTCTTATTTGATGTATTATTATTAAGACAACCACAACTTTATCCTGAAGATTCTTTAGGGATAGAATATGAAAGGAGTATTAGATTTGCTTTTTTAAGGGCTGATTTAGTAGATGCTAATGTAGTTCCTGAAGTTGGTGATATTGTTCTATACCAAGAAGATTATTATGGGGTACAACAAACAATCACAAACCAGTATTTTGTAGGTAAAAACCCAGATTACCCTAATAATGATTCTGATGGTACACCAAACCCATTAAACCCAGGATTAGAAAATTTTGGTGCTAATTTATCTATAATACTTGAAACTTATTATATCCCAAGAGATAAAGTAGCAATTTCACCTTATAAAGAAAGATTTTAAATGTCAAACTTTAAACCTTACCCAAAAACACAAAAGGAAATTAGCATGTCTCAGCAAACAGCTTATGACAGAGAAATAGGTAATCCTAATTCTCCTGCTAATCCTAATGAATCCCAAACTGGGATAGATTTTAATAGATCTTCTAAATTAACTTCAAAAGGAGATACATACAAACCTTTTTCTATTGGTATTCAAGATTTAGATGAAGCTGTTTTTTTTTATTTTAATCAAGTAATTAAACCTTTTGTTTATCAAAATGGTGAAAGAAGAGAAGTACCTGTTATTTATGGTAGCCCTGAAAGGTGGAAATCATTTCAACGCGATGGGTATTATAGAGATGATTCCGGGGCTGTAATGTTGCCTATTTTAGTACTTAAAAGAGATACGATAACAAAAGACAGATCAACATATAATAAATTAGATTCAAATATGCCTAATTTGTATGGGACTTTTGGACAGGGGTTTAACCCAAAAAATATGTACTCCAATTTTAATTTATTAAATAATAAAAAACCTGTAAAACAATTTGAAACTATTGCTGTTCCCGATTTTGTAACTTTATCCTATAGTTGTATTATCCAAACATATTATATGGAACAATTAAATAAAGTTATTGAAGCAGTAGAGTATGCTTCAGATTCTTATTGGGGCAATCCAGAACGTTTTAAATTTAAGGCTAGAGTTGATAGTTTTACTACTGCAACTGAATTGACACTAAATAAAGACAGGCTAGTAAAAGGTACTTTTAATATCAATTTAAGAGGATATCTTATTCCTGATATTATTCAAAAAGATTTAAATTCTGTTAAAAAATACAATTCAAAAGCTAAAGTAAGCATTACATCTGAAGTTGTATCTAACATAGATAATACAACAAGCCCAACAAACTTTCAAAATCCTAACAGTGATGGTAGAATTAGATAATTTTAATAATTTTAACCATATTTATAATTATAATAATTAAAATAATTAAAAAATGAGTAAAATCAAGTTATCTGAAAATGAGTTACAAGAACTAAAAAAATTACAAGATGAAGGAAATAAATTAATATTTTCTTTAGGACAAATAGAGGCCCAAAAAACCTCAATTTTTACCCAAATTCAGGAAATTCAAGAAGGTCGTAACAAAATAGGAAAAGAACTTCAAGATAAATATGGAGATGGGGATATTGATTTAGAAACTGGAGAATTTACAAAAATAAATTAATTTTTTGAAAAAGTTTCTAATATTTATAATAAAACATAATATTAATTAATATACAACAATGGCAGAAACATTAATATCTCCCGGAGTACTAGCAAGAGAAAACGATTCATCTCAAGTTACTCAAGGCCCAGTAGAAGTAGGAGCAGCAATAATTGGACCTACTATTAAAGGCCCGGTTGAAGTACCAACAACAGTTACTTCATATAGCGAATATTTAGCAATATTTGGTGGATCCGTAACAAGTGGATCTCAACAATATTCTTATTTAAACCAAATAGCAGCTAATAACTACTTTAGACAAGGTGGTTCAACTTTATTAGTAACTAGAGTAACATCTGGTTCTTTTGATAGTGCTACTTCTAGTGGTATTGTTAACACAACAGATACTGGTGTAGTAGAAAGACGAAGCAGCACAGGATCTGTAAGTGTTGCGGCATTTAATATTACTTCAAGTGTAGGTAATGGTCCTTCAGGAGTACAATCAGTAGTAGCTTCATCTACTAGTGGGGTAGGAGTAGGTTTATCAATAACAGCCTCATTTACTACATCTCAAAGTATAGGAACTTTTTCTTTTGGAGGAGGTACTGGATATAGTGTCAATGACACCGTAACATTTACTTCACAATCTTTAAGTTCTAATAAAGGAGCGGGTACTGATATGGTATTTACTCTTAGAGCACAAGATCTTATAAATCAAATTCCATTTACTTTAAGTACAATTTCTGAAGGAGCTATAATGAATAGTTCAGGATCAGAAATTGCAGGTGGTGCCTTATCAAATGGTTCCCAAGATAATGTTAGATGGGAAGTAACGGCAGTTAATACTTCATCTGGAGTATTTAGTTTAGCTGTACGTAGAGGAGATGATACTAATAACCAAAAATCAGTCTTAGAGGTATTTAATAATATGTCTTTAGACCCATTAGCTACAAATTACATTGAAAGTGTAATAGGTAATAGCTACTATGGTAGTGTACAAAATGATGCTGGAGATTATTACATTCAACAGAACGGTTCATATGTTAATAAAAGTAGATATATTTATGTTTCTAATGTAGCAGCATCAACACCACAATATTTTGATAATGCTGGAAATCCAAAACCCCAATTTACAGGAAGTTTACCTGTAATAAGTTCAGGTTCATTTGGAAGTGCAGTTGGAAACCTATTCCCTGGAACAGCACCGGCTCAATTTAATGAAAACATATCAACGAGTAATATACAAGGTATTAGTGCTTTAGATTATACTGCATCTATTAATTTACTAACCAATAAAGATGATTACCAGTTTAATGTGCTAACAGCACCAGGTTTAATACATCAATTACACCCATCACAAGTTAATTTACTTGTAACAACTGCTGAATCTCGTCAAGATTGCTTATCTATTATTGATTTAAGAGCTTATGGTTCAACAATTGGAGGAGTAGTAGGACAAGTAAGCGCATTTGATAGTTCATATTCTGCAACATACTGGCCTTGGTTACAATTAGTAGACCCAGATTCAGGAAGAACAATATGGGCACCAGCTTCTACATTAATTTCAGGAGTATATGCCTTTACAGATGCATCTTCAGATCCATGGTTCGCACCAGCAGGTTTAACTAGAGGTGGATTAGGTCAAGTAGTTAGAGCCGAAAGAAAACTAACTTCTGGAAATAGAGATAGTTTATATGAAGCAAATATTAACCCTATTGCTACTTTCCCACAAAGCGGAGTTGTAGTATTTGGCCAGAAAACTTTACAGAAAAAAGCAAGTGCTTTAGATCGTGTAAATGTAAGAAGATTGTTAATAGCTCTTAAAAGCTATATTGTACAAGTATCAGATGCTTTAGTATTTGAACAAAATACAATTGCTACTAGAAATAACTTTTTAACACAAGTTAACCCATATCTAGAATCAGTACAACAAAGACAAGGATTATATGCCTTTAAAGTAGTAATGGATGATACAAATAATACACCAGATGTTATTGATAGAAATCAATTAATTGGTCAAATATATTTACAACCAACTAAAACAGCTGAATTTATTATATTAGATTTCAATGTACTACCAACTGGAGCAACCTTTCCAGCATAAAAACTAAAAAGATAAATATTTATAATAAAATAATAAAATAAAATGGCAATATTAGATCCAAACGAAATATTTTTTACAGCTTTTGAGCCAAAACAAAAGAACAGATTTATTATGTATATAGATGGATTTCCATCATACATGGTAAAAGGTGTTGGGGCTGTATCATTAACCCAAGGTAGTGTAGCACTTAACCATATAAACGTACAACGTTACGTAAAAGGTAAAACTGTATGGAATACAGTTCAGTTTACATTATTTGATCCAATTACTCCCTCAGGAGCCCAAGCTGTAATGGAATGGGTAAGACTACATCACGAATCAGTAACCGGTAGAGACGGATATTCTGATTTTTATAAAAAAGATTTAACATTTAATGTATTAGGTCCTGTAGGTGATATAGTTTCTGAATGGGTAATTAAAGGAGCAATGATTACAGATGCTTCATTTGGAGATTATTCGTGGGAAGATGCTGATGCTGCTCAAGAATTAACATTTACAGTACAACCCGATTATTGTATATTAAACTTCTAAAAAAGTTTAAAAATATTTCAAAGAATAGCTTGGCTTCGGTCAAGCTTTTTTTTATATTAATATGTATTAACGATAAAAACGTTTTAATTAAATAAAGATTATGAGTGAATTTAAATTCCCAACTGAAGAAGTTGACTTACCCTCTAAAGGATTATTATATCCTAAAGGACACCCTTTAAAAAGTGGTAAACTAGAAATCAAATATATGACCGCTAAAGAAGAGGACATATTAACAAACCAATCCTATATACAAAAGGGTACCGTTTTAGATAAACTACTTGAATCTGTCATCGTCGATAAGACAATAAATTTAAAAGATTTACTTATTGGAGATAAAAATGCTATTTTAATTGCAACCCGTATTTTAGGATATGGTAAAAATTATAGCTTTACGTACAAAGGAGAAACAGTAGATGTTGATCTAACAGAATTAGACAACAAACCCTTTGATGATTCCTTAATAATAGAAGAAAAAAATGAACTCCCCTTTACTTTACCTCATAGTAATGCTGTTATTACCTTTAAATTATTAAATGGGCATGATGAAGCAAAAATAGAAGCTGAATTAAAAGGGTTAAAGAAAATCAATAAAGATCATGTACCTGAACTAACTACTAGATTAAAACATATAATTACATCAGTTAACGGTGAAACGGAATCTAAAGATGTTAGAGAGTTTGTTGATGGTTATTTACTTGCCCAAGATTCTAGAGCACTTCGTAAACATCTAAAGTTTATACAACCTGATGTTGATATGAATATTACCTTAGATAATGGAGAGGAGGTAGACATCCCTCTGGGTTTGAGCTTTTTTTGGCCTGACTCTGAATAGTGCTCAAGTAGCAAGGTTAAATCTTTTTAACCACCTCCACCAGATTATTTATCATGGTAATGGTGGGTATGATTTTAACACTGTATATAACCTTCCAATATGGTTAAGAAAATATATATTTAACGAAATTAAAGATTTTAATAGTAAGACATCTAAACCACCAGAAACTACAGGTGAAAAAACACTAATAGGAAAAGATGGTAAAATTAATGCTCCAGAATTTTCAAAAGCATCACAACCATATAAAGGAAAAAGCAGCTATAAATAGTTGCTTTTTTTAATATTTATAATAAAATACTCCTAAAATGTCTGGATCCGACGAAATAAAAAAACAAGCCGAAGCAACAAGGGATTTAAAAAACGAAACCCAAGAAAATCTCAGATATACAAGAGATATTAATGGTGAAATTCGTGATTCCCTTAAACTATTAACAGGTGAAAAAGATTTACGTTCATCAACTCTTAAGGCATTAAAAGAATCAAATGCTTTAGCAGAACAACAAGTTGATTTAGCTAAAGATGGATCCAAAGCTTTAATGGACTCTAATAAACTTAGAGAAAAAGAAATAACTTTTCAAAAAAACCTTAGTAAATTAACAGCAAATGCTGATGATTTAAAACTTAAAAGAATACTTGCACGAAGAGCACTTCAAGAGGGTATTTCTAAAATGTCGGCTAAGGAAATTTCTAACGCACGAACTCAAATAGATCTTTCTGAACAAGCTGAACAAGCTATAAGAGGGCAAATAACTAACCAGGGAGTAAATAAAGAAATATTAGATCAACAAGTAGCAGCTGCCGAAGAACTTGATAGTTTAGGTAGTAATAAATTATTTGGCACTTTATCCAATATTGCAAAAGCAATTCCTGGTGTGCAAGGTTTAACTAAAGGATTTGATAAAGCAGCAGAAGCATCTAAAAAGATAGGAGCTGATGTATTACAGAAAAAACTAGAAGATGGAAAAGATGCTTCTCTTAGTATGGGAGAAGCTTTATCTGTTGGTTTTAAGGGAGCAGTTGCTGGTGCTAATGAATTAATGAAAGCTTTTGGCCCCATAGCTATTATAGGTAAGGTATTTCAAGGTATGATGAAAGCAGATAAATCTGCCGGAGAAATAGCTAAAGGATTAAACATAAGTGCTAAAGAAGCAGGTAAGTTATCTGGAGAGATGTTAAAAGCTTCTAGAACTTCTAATGAACTTGGTGTTACTTATGATGGTCAAAAACATGCTTTAAAAGCCATTAATGCTGAATTAGGAACTTCAACTGCTATAAGTGCTAAAACATTAGCTACTTTTTCTAAAATGGAAAATATAGCAGGAATGACCCAAGAAGAAATGATGGGTATAGGTAAATTATCTTTTGCTACAGGTAAAGATATGGAAAAAATGACTGGGGAATTTTTGGCTCAAGCTAAATCTGCATCTTTAAAACATGGAGTACTATTAAACGAAAAGAAATTAATGGCTGATATATCAAAGGTATCAGCAGCTACAACCTTATCTTTAGGAAAAAACCCTAAGGCTATAGCAGAAGCCGTTGCTACCGCAAAATCCTTAGGTATGGAAATGTCTAAAATAGAAGGTATAGCTGATAGTTTACTTGATTTTGAATCTTCTATTGAAAATGAAATGCAAGCTGAATTATTATTAGGCAGAGATCTTAATTTAGAAAAAGCAAGAACTGCTGCCTTAAATAATGATATGGCTACTGTAGCAGAAGAAATTGCTAAACAAGCAGGAAATGCCGCTGATTTTGGAAAACTAGGTAGAATAGAACAACAAGCACTAGCAGCTGCTGTTGGAATGAGTAGAGAAGAATTAGCTCAAATGCTATTTACCCAAGAACAATTAAAAGGGTTAACTGAAGAAGAGGCTACAAAAGCTCAAGAAGCATTAGATAAAAGAATTGAACAAGTAGGATTAAAACAAGCCCAAAAAGAAATGGAAACGGGCACACTCCAGAACTTATTTGATCAAGCTTCGGAACAAGAAAAAGCAGCTTTAGCTGCCACAGCTATGAACGAGACATTTATGGAGATGGGTAAAAGTTTAATGCCCCTTATGGAAGGAGTTGCATTTATAGCTGAAAAAATGTCTCAAAATCTTGAATTAGTAGGATCTATAATAGTTGGTTACCAAATATACAATGGTTTATTAGCTGCTAATAAAGCATCAAAATTAGCAGGTCTTGCTCTGGATAAAAAAGAATTAATGTTTGGTAAAAGTAAATTAGCTCAATTAGCTGCGCAAGCTGTGTTATGGGCAATTGCCAACCCATTTAAAGCAGCACTAGGTGCAGCCGTAGCCGTGGGTATTGGTGCATTTGCTTATAGTGCAATGAGCAAAGCAGGTGATGTTAACTCTCCAGCTGATGGTAAAACACAAATTTCTACTAAAGAAGGAGGTTTATTTGAACTTTCTAATAATGATGATATTGTTGCAGCTCCTGGAGCATCAGCAGCATTAGCAAATGCACAAAGTAGTGGTAATAATCTATCTATGCAAAATTTAGAAGCACTACAAGCTAAAACAAATTCATTGTTAATGCAACTACTTTCTAAACAAGGTACAGTACAAATGGATTCTGAAAATGTAGGTACGGCAGTAGCTATAAGTACTTATGAAATTTCAGCTTAACCTAATATTTATAATAAAATTAATAATTATGAGCATTTTAAGTAAATTACAACAAGCAGGTTCAATTTTCTCAAAAGATGGAGCTACACCAGCAACACCACAAGAAAAAGCAGATCTTCAAACAGTAGATTCAATTTTAGGATTAAATGGTGTAACACCATCTAAATATTCTGATTCTACACCTAATTAGTAAAATATGGGGTTAGTAGATTTAAGCACAGATCTTAAATCACTAAGATTTGGAAAGGATAGATTAGGAGGGGGTAGTAGTGGCCAACCCTATATAGTTAAAGATATCCCTGATACTCTTAGTGAAGTAGGCCAAACAGGAGGTACAGACTTTTTGTTAAGGGGAGGTTCTTTAATAGTTAATAAAACTATAGATGATGTATCTCGACTAACTAAAATGTTTACTAATACTAAGTCCTTAACTGGGGTTTTCTTTACAGCTAAACAGCTAATGCTATCCCGACAAGCAGTACGTACTCAAGCTAGTCCTTTTATCTTTAATGATGGTATGTATCTTCCTACATCTACTATAGCACAAGCAGGTATAAATGCTATAGGAGGACACTTATATAAACAAGGTATTTTACCTGTAACTCAAACAACTAATAAATCTCTATTTGGTCAACCTAGTTATAGTAAAAATCTTGCTGAAATTATTGATGATTCAACTAATAGATTAATTAGTTTTACATCTGGTTCCTTAAATATATTAGGAAATAGTGATATAAATGTTACTTCATATAGTGGGGGTCCAGGTTCCATTTTAGGGATAGGTAAAACTAATATAAGAAGAGCAACTTATACTGATGAAGCTTTTAATTTATTAAATACTGCTTTAGGTCAATCTTATAACGCAAGTGCTTTTAGTTACCAACAACTACATCTCCAATCTAATATTAATAAAGGAGAAATTAAAGAAGACTTTAGAAGCGAATTAAAAACCCCACCTGCAAAAAAAGATTATTCTATTCTTCCAAGCCAACCTCGTAATTATATTAGCAGTAATATTGAAAAAAGAGTTAACTTAGGAAGCCCTGGAAAAATAGGAAATATATCTAGTTATCAAAGAGGAAAATATGTTGGAAATATTAAACAAGGTGCTTTAGATTTAATTAATGCTTTTCCACTTTATCTTTCCGATTCCCCTAATGGAGACCCTAAATTAGATGATTTAATTCCTTTTAGAATTGGAATAATTGATAATGACGATCCTAGAAATAAAACTTATATTCATTTTAGAGCTTATATTAAAGGATTAACAGATAATTACCAAGCAGAGTGGTCATCAGTTAAATATGTAGGTAGAGGTGAAGAATTCTATAGATATGGTGGTTTTTCTAGAGAAGTAAGCTTTGGGTGGACAGTAGTAGCCCAATCTAGAGAAGAATTAATACCTATGTACCAAAAACTTAATTATCTTGCTTCCGCTTGTGCCCCAGATTATTCTCAAACTTCCGGGTATATGCGAGGAAATTTAATTACATTAACTATAGGTGATTGGTTTAATGAACAAGTAGGGATTATGACTGGGATAAACATTTCGGTTCCTGATGATTCTCCATGGGAAATTGCACTAACTGAAGATGGTAAAAACAACCAAGATAGAGGAGTAAAACAATTACCACATAGAATAGATGTAAATGGATTTAATTTTAAACCTATACATAATTTTGTACCACAAGTACAGAAAAATAATTTTAAAGAAGGTGAATATATGGGTGTAAGTGGTGATTATGTTGATGCCTATGGTAAACAAAGATATATAAATTTAGGCCCTGATGGTCAATCTTATGGAGAATTCCCTTCAGGGGATTTAATTGATAGAAATCCAAATTATCTTCCTAAAAATATTTCACAAGACTTTAGAGCAGAATTAAATGAAGACGTAGCAAATACATTAGACTCTCTAGACGGGATTTCAAATTTAAATTTTTAATGTATGAGAAACAGGTATAATGTAAATAGACAAATTAATACTATAGGGAATACTAAGTATCCCGATATCCCTCTTAGTTTTGAGGACACTTATGTTATTACAACTGAAGGTGATAGGTTTGATATACTTGCCTATCAATATTATGGGGATTCTACATATTGGTGGATTATATCAATAGCTAATCCTTCGTTACAACAGAATACAATGATTCCCCCTATAGGACAACAAATCAGAATACCTTCAAATTTAGGAGGAATATTAGATTCATATACCCAATTAAACCAACTTTAAAAATGACCGGAAATATAATAGGATCTCCAGTAGATGGGTTTGTAAAAAATGAAATTGACACTAGGCAAAAGGTATTTGGTACTGGTTTATCATCTACTAGAAATACAGAAATTCAAAGTTATTTAAATAATAGATCAGCTTGGATAAAATTAGCATCCTCTGTTAATGTATCAAAAAAAGGAGAATTTAGACTTCCTGATGGGTTAGATAGTTCTATGTTGGGTGACACTTTAGCTAAAACTGCTGTGTTATTTAATGGTCTTTCTACAGTCTCAGATAAAAAATTAAAAAATGGTAAAACTAAAACAGTAATCAACCCTAGATCTGGGGTTAATTTAAATAATACCTTAATTAATAATAATGCTTATGGCTTTGGGGGTTCTGAAAATCAAGGAATAGTTCCTATGCCCGGTATATCTGATTTAAGTGTTACAACAAAAAATAACGGGTCTATACAAGATGCAAAAATAAAAATAACAGCATATAATAGATTTCAATTTGAATTAATTGAGTTACTTTATCTTAGGTTAGGATATACTATGTTACTAGAATGGGGGTGGGATAAAAGATTTATAATAGATGGTTTTGATACTAATAATGATGGTGTTTTAGAAACAGCGGATGGTTATATGGATGATATTGGAAATACCTTTTTAGAAGATAGTTGGTTTAGTGACTCAATAACAACTCACAGTGCTGCTTTAAAAAAAATTCAATCCTTTAGAGAAAGATATAATGGGAACTATGATGGTTTTTGTGGTAAAGTTAAAAACTTTAACTGGGAATTTTCAGAAGATGGTTCATATAACATTACTATAGATTTAATTAGTTTAGGTGATGTTGTAGAATCTTTAAGAGCAAACGCCCCAGCTTCAGAAGCAGATAAAGCAAGAATATATCAAATAACAAAAACCCTAAACTCAACTTTAAAAGAAGATTCTTCTTTAATTGCTGGTGCAGGGAATGATAAAATTTCAAATTATTTATTTTCAACACTAGCTAACATAGGCAATGAATCTTTTTTTAATTCTAAATCAAGTAATTATTTTGATATTGCCTTAGGTGCTAAGACACAAGCAACAAAGGAGGGTACACGAACTAATGTTAGCTACCCCTATGACAAAATAGATGGGGACTATAGGTTCTATGTTACCTTTGGGGAACTAGTAAGATTAGTTGAAACTTTAGTAGTTCCTAATTTAAATAAGTCTAAACAAATTACATTTGATTTAGACGAAGAAAAAACAATAATCCATAGTAAACCTTTACTATTCCCAAATGATCCTAGGGTATGCGTTACTAATATGATACCTCATTGGGCTTTATATTATGATTATTATGGCTCTTTTACTCATAAACCTAAATGGGGTACAAATATGAAAAAAAGTTTTACCTCTATAGAATCGGGTAAAGCTAGTGAAAGAGAAGATTTTAAAACCTATTTTACTTACTACAAAATATATAATTTATTTATAAATTATGACTTCATATTCTCAGCTTTAGCTGATAACACAGATAAACAGGGAAATATTAGTATATATAAATTTTTTCAAAAAATGTGTGAAGGGATTAATAGTAGTTTTATGGATATCCCTAAATTAGAACCTCTTATAAAAGAAGACAAAACACTTACTTTTATAGATAGAAATGCAACCCCAAATTTAAAAAATTACGCAGACAAGTTAGGTATTTCTTCACGTGAAACGGCTACTTTTGAAGTTATGGGGTTTAATAATAGATCTTCAAAAACTAAAAAAGGTTCTTTTCTTAGAAATATTAAATTTAATACTAAAATTACTCCAAAATTAGCTTCTCAAATTGCTATAGGTGCAACTTCAACTGGAACTTCTTTAACTGAAAGTTCAACGGGGATGAAAAATTGGAACAAGGGGTTAGTAGATAGATTTCAAACTGATGTATCTAATGATGATGAACAAGCAATAGTAGCAGAATCTACAGTAGTTGTTGAAGAAGGGGGAGTAACAACAACTACAGTTACTGATGATACTACGGGGGAATCTACTAGTTCTACTATGACTAAATATACGGGAACAAGCTCTAGATTCAAAACAAGCGGAGGTACTCCTTTTGAAACTAACGAAACCTTTCCTTACAAATTTGTAATTCCTTATGAGACTGGTCCTTTTAGATTTAAATTAAACACCAGTGCTTTGTTTAATGAAGAATTTGGTATAGTAGTTAGTGTAGATAGTGCAGGTAAGGTTTTAGATGTAGAAAGAACACCGGAAAGTATTATTGGTTCTGGTTCAAATACAAAATTGGGAAAAACATATACAAGTCTACATCCGCAAGCAAGTAAAAAGATAGAAGAACTAAGGTCAATACTAGTAGAAGGTAAAACAGTAAGTAATATAATAGGAGCTGGTTCAAGTGCTAACTCTAGTGAGTTAAAAAGATTATTTAATATCGCTTTACAGGCAGAATTTGATGTTTTATTTGGTGTTGCCACCACTGTTACTAGTGGTGCAGAACAAAATGCAGTGAATGATCAAGGAATAACTTTAAGTATGGAGGAAGGGTATGATGTAAATACTGATTTAAATAATGATGGTATGATAACTACAGCAGAAAGAACTGCAGCTTTAAATGCTGATGCTGTAGAAGCAAGACGTACTAAAGAAGAACTATCCTATGCCTCTGGTAATTTAGCTACATACTTAGTAATTTTATTTGGTGGAAAGCATGGAGCAGTAAATGTAGACTCATCTAAAATGAGATATTTTCCTATGCCTTCAAATTCTAAATTTTACAAAATTGGAAAATCTTCTTACGAATCTTACATTGTTAGTGAACAGGACTCTCAATATGCAAATAATGGATTGGTTAGTAATAGCATAGGCTTTATTCCTTTAGATTTTTCTTTAACAGCGGACGGAATCTCAGGTTTAAAACACTTTCAAAAAATAAAAATTAACCAAAGTTTTTTACCTAAAAATTACGGTGAATCTTTAAATTTTTTAATTAAGGGGTTAAGTCATAAAATAGATAGAAGTGGTTGGACAACAACTATTAATACTTTATCAACTCCTCAAGTAACAAAAGCTCCATCATTACCTACACCACCACCTGCACCCCAAGAACAAAGTTTTAGTACGGATGGTGATTCTAACTATGTTGGAACTGATATTGTATATAATCCAGAAATTACTGACCCAAGTAGTAGTTTACTTAAAACAATAACTAGTGGCTATTCTTTAGTACGAACTGAAAAACAAGAGGAAAACCCATGGCAAGCAAGACATGCTAAAACAATAAAAAGGTTAACTAATGGTATAACTAATGAATTAATATATTTCCCAGAAAAAACTACTAAAAGAGCTGTAGTAGTTCATTTTACAGCAGGGTGGTCTCGTGGGGATAATGCTAAGGGTTCAGTTAAAGGTATGGTTAATAATGATATAAGTTTTCCTTTAGGTGTTCATTATTTTATCACAATGGGGGGTTTTATAGAAAATGTATTCCATGAAGATTATTGGTCTAACCATTGTAGTGTAGGTGATAATGATAAAGGAAGTATTGGTATAGAATTACAAAACCTAGGATATTTTAATAAAAAGGGTAATAGTTACTACCGAAAGGGTAATGGTTATCTTACTCCTAAAAATGTAGCAAAATATGGGGGAAGGGGATATGAATTTGGAGATATACCCGCTACAACTGGTACACCTAATGATTATGTATATGATTTTGGCTCTGGTAGAGGATTTAAAGGATACCAATATTATCATAAACATTCAACAAAACAAATACAAGCATTAGAATCTTTACTTAAAGGTATAAAACAACGACACCCAGCAGTTAACTTAAAATATAATGGACCAGCAATGTTCCCTGCAAAAACTCCAAAAAACCCTAAAAGACCTACAGCAAAAGGAAAATTTAGTATCCCTGGGATTTATACTCATGGGAGTAATTATGTTAAAGGTGATACATATCCTGACCCTAATCTAGTAGCAATGTTAAAAAAATTAGGTTAATGTACTATCCAAAATCACAAATAAAACCCAGTCAATTTACTAATGGAGATGAATTAGTTGAAAAATTAACTAAATCTGCTTATAGGGGATATTACTTTAAAACTTCAACAAATGAATATTTTTCTGGAAAATATCCAAATGACCGTCCTAATATAGAATTAGAATTAGTAAATGGTACCGCTGCAGGGTTGGGTAATGATGCTACTTTTTCTGACCCGGGCGCAGAAGATTTTTATATTCCTGAAGTAGAAAATGCAACAGAAGAATCTAATTATTTTACTTTACCTATGGATTACTTACTATCAAACTCTAGAACAACAGCTTATAGTAAAGTCCCTAGAAGACCCTTACAAACTGCTTGTAAACCAACAAAAGAAGATTATGATTTTGGAGAGATACAAAGATATATAGTTAAAAAAACAAACAACAATTTATACATTGAGATATCTAAAGAAGAATATATATTATTTAAAGATAGGTCTCCAATTGTACAATTCCAATTATATATTCCAATAACTTTTCCTTGGATACTTACTGGAAAAGATAGAAAACAAGTTTCAACCCTTAATTATAAAACCTTAGAACTTAAAGAAAGAGCTTTTAAAATACAAGGATTAGTAAATAAATATAAAAATAATTATTCTCAATATTATAAAATAGTAGGAGTACAAGATAACTTAGAAACTGATGGAACTGAATATGTAGTTTCTACTACTGGTCTTCCATACAAAGGAAAATACCACATCCACCCTACTAAAGGGGCAATGGTAGGAAAAACTCACACTTCCGAATCTCATAATTCTTTAGATCGTATTATTTTAAATACAACAGGGTCTAACAATGATATACCCCCAACAACAGGTGTAAGATCTAGTGGATATTAGATAGATTTGTCGTATATTATGGCAAAATAAAGGTATATGTACTGGCTTGTAGAAAACGAGGAACAGTTAAATGTTTTAATAAATAGTGGTTATAAAAAAGCGTTCATTGAGGTAATACCTTATAATGATACGATACACCCCGTACTAAATCACGTAAGTTTAGTGTATATTAGACCAATTGAAGCGAGCAAAGGCTTTATGGTAT